GAATTAGCCAGTTCGAATACGAATGCAATTACTGGTGGAGGAACTCTTAATTATACTGCAATTGCCTACGCTGGAACATCCCTAACCAATAACGTAACCACTCAGTCAGGTGGAACACTGGTGGGATCTAAAAACACTACTCCATCGGCCGGATTTTTAGGAGAGAGAATATCTTCAGGTCTTGTAACAGGAGTATCTTTATCTACTGGAACTCCATTGACAGTAGCGAGTATTACTTTAACACCAGGTGTATGGGATATTACAGGTTTTTCTAATACATCATTTTCCAGTCTTGTTGGAAGTTCATTTATATTATCTATAAATCTTACAACAAATACTGTAGGATCAAATTACGGTGACCAAGACTTTTTTTATAATAGTTCAACTGCAACCTTATCTTCTTTTAGTGGTTCTATACCAGCATTTAGAGTTGTAATTAGCGCAAATACCACATATTTTCTAACTACGCAATGCAATTTCGCAGCCGGAAATGGAACGGCGCAAGGAAGGATTTCAGCGGTAAGAGTGGGTTAGTCTACATTATATTTAGAAATATATTCCATGATTTCATTGTATGCGTCTTTTTTCCCATGAATTATCAAGGTGATATCGTGAGAATATCTATGAGTCAGCAAGATTTCACATTTGCTTTTTTCTGATTTTGCATGAGCATAAATCAACTTCAAAATAATTTCTGAGTTATCTTCTTTTATTTCTTGGGCTAATAAAATTAGCGGGAACATTATTATTGAAATTAAGTACTTCATAAAATAATTTTTCCTTTGCATAGATTCATCTTCAATATTTCAAATTCGTGATGAAGCTCCGTATATTTTTTATTATTTTCAGAAAGCCGGGCATAAAGAGACTTTCTAGTTTTTTCCCATTCATTTTTTAACTCATTAAAATCTTTATTTTTGTCATTTTCGACATTAAATAAAAGCAATTGTTGCATAATTAATCCTTGGGTGGTGTGAATTGGGTCACACAATGCCAGAATTCTATTTCTTTTTCAATCATTTCGGTTATAAATTCTTCATCCCTTTTAATATTTATTAGAACTCCTCGATTGCCGTCAAAAGAAAAATAATCGATTTCTTCAGCATCGGCAATATACATCTGATGCTGAAGTTGAGAAAAATAATAGTCGGGAATATTTCCAATCAAAGCTAAAGTGTGGCTAGCTTTCCCGCACTTGATTTCGACGATCTTTTTAAGATCGCTTGATATTCCATCGAATGATGCGCTTAGGAAAGGGTAAACAACATCTTCCGCGACTAAGGGTATCATTGAATAACTTGTTAAGTGCTGGTATGCTTGTAGTGCGCTCTTTTCCATTAATTGCCCACGTCTCATACGTGCATTTATTTCCTGCGTAAAACCTAATGTTTTCTCTTCCCATAATTCTTGTTTTGTCCTCCAGGGATTTAATCCCATAATTGTGGAGGCATCCGATGCCCCCACGTGATTTTTTCTAAATTGCAGCCATTCTTCAGATCCTTGTACAAGGCCATCTATTATAAACATGCTATCCCCTGACTGTTATTTCTGCGTTTTCAGTCATGCCCTTAAATACTTTTGGATACACTTTTTCCGTCACATTCTCTAAACCTATGATATTAAGAGTTTTTAAGTATGAATGAATTTTTTCTATATAAGCTGGGTCACAATGTTTTGATAAGGAATATAGGACTTTTCTTTTTTCACTATCAATTAGCGGTGAGGGCCCTTCCTCTTTTTTTACATCCTTCTTTGCTTCCTTTTTTATATTTTCCGTTCTGTCTTTTGGCATGGCTGATTCTGCGTCGTCGTCGTCTTGTACGCAGCCTACTAAGGCAGCTAGGGCATAGCGCCGGCAATATGTGATCCCTGAGCCTTGCCCTTGGCTTGTCTTATTGGCATTCAATACAGGCAAAGAGGATCTTATCCACTGCCCGGATGTATGCATAAGTGTAGATACTAATATAACTTGCTCCCCATTAGTTTCAAGGCATTGGACGACTGAAAGACCGTTCTTTGTTAAAGGCTCTCTAATAGATTCCCATACAGATGACAAGTCGGCATATTTACTCTTATGAAAGGGGTTTTCTGACGATTTAGCTGCGAAAGTTAATTCCCCCTGGCATTTAGCCAGGGCGGTTGCTAATTCGTTGATTTGTTCGCTTTGATTGGCCATAATTTTCTCCTAGTTCAATAAGTTATTTTTAAATTCTTTGATATTCTCGAAAATTGCTGAAATTTCGAGAGGGCTAAGTTTTTCTAAAACTTCGTCTCTGATTTTCATCATGTATGATTCTAATGCCACAAAATCTTCGCCGTCTTGTGATACATCTAAATGTGCGTTATATTCCCAACCCATATGACCTCAAAACTCACATAGCGTAAAGGAATTAATTTGTCTAAGTTCTTGAGAGTTTTTATACATCTCGTAGCTGACTTGTTCAAGTCTTTGGCATAAATTCCAGCCGAATTTTCTTTCATTTTCGGCCATCTCGTCCAGTGAATTGCATATTTTATCGCACAATTCTATTAAGTGATTGATTGTAATTTCCATATATCCCTCATGTTTGTTATTGTTTTTTTATCTTAGCCGCTGCAACCTTTCATCCCGTAAGATGATAAAGGGAGACTTGCTTTGATAACACAAATATAACACATGTCAGTATTTATCGCAAGAGAAAATATTCATGTTGCTAAAAAATGCCAATGAATGCTATTTTTTATGCTTAAACTGGAGGAAATATGGACTTAAGGGAATATCTTTTTAGAAATGAAATGACCATGTCGGCTATGGCGCAAGACCTTGGAGTTAATGCAGCTTATCTTAGAGCAGTAAAAAGAAAAGAGTCATATCCAAGCAAGAAATTAGCTTTGCGTATTGAAATTATTACTGGCGGTCAGGTGACTTATGAAGAATTGCGTTACAAAGATAAGGATGTATGAAATCTAACATGTTTAGAATAAGGTCGGAGATGAAAAAATAAAAATTAATTTGAAAACTGATGTATTTTATAATACATTGGAATGATATGAAAAAAAAGGCCGGTTGTTGCCGGCCTTCTTTTGAGACTCATAATCTATAACTGTGGATGGCTATAGTTTATGAGTCTTGAAGGTTTTAATCAACAAAAACTTTTGAGGTTTCATGAGTCACTTAGAATCAACAACTTACTCACCATCTTATTATTCCGTTATTCCTGCCAATGTTAGATATTGTAAAAATTTAGAGCCTAACGCAAAGCTTTTATACGGCGAAATCACTGCCCTTTGCAATAAAGAGGGCTATTGCTGGGCTTCGAATAAATATTTTGCCGATCTTTACGACGTGGATGAAAGTTCTGTCAAAAGATGGATAAAATCTTTGCAAGATGAAAATTTCATTGTCATTGAAACAGAACGTAAAGGATTTAAACTCAATAGGAAGATATATCTTTCTCAAATAATTTCTACCAAGGCTCATTTTCGAGCCCCCGAAGGCTCAAAAATAAGCCCCCGAGGGCTCAAAAATGAGCTATATAATAATACATCTAATAATACATCTATTAATATCTCTCCTAAAGGAGAGAGCGACTTCGTCGCCCCCCCTGAAAAAAAATCTTCAATTGAAAAAGAAAAAAAAGAAAAAAAGGCTTCGCCTGCTAAAACCGTTTGCCGTGAGAAACATGGCGAACATGTCTTGCTATCGCAAGATGAATACGCCAAGCTCGTTGAAAGATACGGCAAAGAAAATCTCGATGATATGATCGAGGAAATAAATCTAGGAATCGAGTCAAAAGGCTATAAGTACAAGAGCTTTTATGCTACAGTTATTAAGTGGTTTAAGAAAAAAAAACAATTTGAGCCAGTGATAAAATTTACGGAGGAAAAGAAGGATTTTAAACAAAATCTAGACTTTTTCTTCCATATAAAGAAAAAATATTTTACTCAAATGAAAGATATTGAGTACGCAAATGGTTTTGTTTTAAACCGTTACAACGGAAAAGATGTTTCATTAAAGATGGATCATCAGCAATTTAAAAGAGTTTTAGGAAATGTTATAGGAGCACAAGGGGGGGAATTCGAATGAGTGAAGCAACTTTTAAAGAGCAAAAATTGGCCGCAACGCCAGAACACCCAGATTATCAAGAAAATTTGAAATGGGGACATAAATTTACAGAAAATTTCAACAATGATGATGAGAGAAGAAAAATTCTTTATCAGGGAGGAGATTTTATTATCAAAATGATTCAATGTTTAGACAATGAAAAATATTACTTTAGATTTGATTTTTCAGCTGATAAAAGTATTGGGAATCATGAAATATTTTCAACTCTTATTTATCCTAATGATAGCCGTGAAAGATTCATGAATTCTTTCAAAAATGCTTATGGGCAATATAGCAAAATGCAAAGAGAATGGATTAGAAAACAAGAAGCGCAAGAGAATTTTTCAGATTTTGGGAGATTTTAGTATGAACAGCAATGAATTTAAAGAATTTAAAATTAAAATTGAAATGGAATTAGAAGAAAATTACCGGAAAGGATTCAGTCATGGATTTCATGTAGGAAAAACTCGCGAAGATGTCTCTCAAGATAAGATAAATGACTGGAGATATGCCGATGAAGATAAAATTATTGGAGCTCCTGGAACTTGGTATGAGGGAAAATTATTTCGCAATTTAAAAAATAAAATAGAAAGTCAAGGAGATCATGCGGAAGCTTTAGAATATCAAAGGCAAATACATGATTCTTTAAATGAGGTAGATAAATTTGTTGAAGAAATGGAGCTTATTGAAAAATAGGAATTAATTTTAAGGGGACAGGGCGCGGATCGCCTTGGGATTGAATTAGACTTTCTGGTCAAATGTTTGATATTTCGATTCCTTACCCTTTTTTTGTCTTGACTAGCACCTTTGGCTTGGCGATGCCAATATAACGCAGTCAAGGGCAAATAAACATGGAATTTAAGCCACTAAACAAGACAATCATAAAGGAAAAAGAAAATGGATAAAGAAGAAATGATTAAAAAATTAGAGGAAGATG